AATCAAGATAATCTACTATGATAAGGTCTGGATTGAAACCGTCGGCTTGCAATCTGCCGATGTGAAACTTTAAAGTATTTACTGTCGCTGATTTTGTTGGATACTCTTTAATTACAAGTTTACCCATATTAGCACTAGAAAACTTTTCAAGTCTTTCGGACCATTCATCCACTCGGCTATACAATTCTTTTACGGGAATACCGGTGATACGAGCGTCATAACGGTGTCCGATGTTTTTCTCGCTTAACTCAAAAGAGTAATGGACAACGTTTTTACCAGAGGATAAAGCACCATATCCAAGATTGACAAGAAAGAATGATTTGCCGCCGCCAGTTGGAGCCATAACCATTCCTAATTCGCCAGGTGCTAGTCCACCATCAAGGACTTCGTTATGATCCAATGCTTTAAAACCTGTAGGCACCGGATCTCTCTTTTGCACGACAGACCTATTTGATAGTCCAGTAAAATACTCATGTCCTAAATCGGTCTCTGATGTAATCTTCAAGGCATTCTCAATAGTTTTTTGTATCTCTTCGTATTTGCCTTCCTTCAACAGCTCAACGGAATTAATAATAGCATTACGCATAGAGCCATTCTTGCACATCTCAAAAGCTTTGTCTTTGGTATATTCCATTTCTGAAATATTTGTGTTAGTGTTTAGATCTACCAAAATAGTAAGAATTGATTCTTTTAATTCTCCATCAGGATAGTTTACTATTTCTGTCTTAAGCATATCATATGTAGGCACAGCATCATATCTACTATATAGTTTAGACACCTCGCTCCACATAGCTCTATGTGGCTCATAAGTAAAATAATCTTCTTTAAGTATTTCATAAATCTTTTCAAAAAACTTTCTGTCTGTCATAACCGCCTTAAGCACTAAAGTTTGAAACTTTAATCCAAACGATTCAAAGTTTTGATTATCAGACATTTTGCATCTCCTGTGTATTTTTTAGATTACCGAAAGTGGTCGTCCAATCGGAAATGTTTTTAGGTGATATATCTTCGGTTAACAACTTCAACCGAAACTTCATTGGGTTATACTTAGGCTTGTTGTTATCAACAATATAAGTAATCGCATCCATATCTTGTATAGTAACGTTTACATCATGTAGTTGCACAAGACTGTAATTCTTTTCTATTAATTCTTTGTTATCAACATACTTCTGATACTTCTTATTCTTCTGTGCTACTTGCTCAACAGCGTGCTCATGTATATCATTTACAGTATATTGTGTGGTGTTAGACAAGAATGGAAAATCCTTCTTGAAGGTTTTCTCACCAACTCTTGGCACACCATCTATCTTGTCAGACTTATCACCACAAACAGACTTGATAAGAGTATAGTTAGGAGGATAACAATCTTCGGACTCCAACATATACTCCATATCAATCATCTGTCCGTGCTTTTTGTTTACCTTGACAGGTCTATACACAGATATATCATCGCTTACTAATTGGTAATAATCCTTGTCAGTGGATACGATAATCTTCTCATACCCATCAAAGGTGTTATTAGCCATCCAAGCGATAACATCATCAGCTTCTTGGTATTGGATTGCTACTTGGTGGAAAGGTAAAAACTCAAATGTTTCCTTGAGCAGACTTATCTGACGAACTAGTGATTCCCGTTCGTCTTCTTCGTCATTCTCAAAGATACGATTTAGCCCAACCATCTTACGGCCTTCTTTGTAAGTGGTGAGAGTTTTTCTGCGGCGTTCGCCTGATTGCTTGCCCTCCCAAGCTATCACAACCTCATCAACTTCCAACTTTTCTATAAGGGATCGTATACTAGCTAGTGTGCCATAATAACCACCTACGTGCTCACCATTGACATTAGTCAAAGTGACAGCGGAGAAATTACGGACAAACATATTCATCAAATCTACAAACATAACTTTTTTAGACATAACACATCCTTTAGAGCATAGAAATCCATATGGCACACTTTGTGCATTTTTTAAAACAAGGATTTAAGTTGGGATACAAAATAACCATTTCACTATAAATATAATACAATTTTCAGAAATATAATACAAAATTCTTACTATAATATAAAAAAATTTAGATACACTGTCAAGCTATTTTTTTGAGCAAAAATTTCAAATTTCTTCTTCGCTCTCTACTGCTTCTACTACTTCATCTGAGTAGGAAAACTGCTCTTTGTGTCGTTTTACAACAAGCGATTCTCTAAGCAGAGGTGTAATTGCTTTTTTGAAATCTGGATTGTTATCAACATACTCAAGCCAATCCTTGTTCTTAAATTCGTGAGTTTTACCATCTACTGTAATAGCACTTTTCTGAGCGCTTATTTTATTTATGTGACCTGCTTTGGTTAGCACTTCCAACCAATCTTCATGGTCAACCATGCCTCTATTATAATAGACTTTAAATTCACATTGACCTAGTGGTGGCCCAAAACGATTCTTGATAATCTTCGCTCTTACCTTTGCACCGATGGTCTTTTTGTCAGCAACTGTATTACCAACAGTAATCTTACCAGCGTTGATGAGCTTTATACGAAGTGAAGAGAAGAAAGGTACAGCACTACCGCCAGGTGTTATAGTGTCATCACCAAACATAACCCCTATATTCTTCCTAACTTGGTTGAGAAAGACGAGCGATACATTATGTGTGCCAATAAGCCTAATAACTTTACGCAAGCCTTGGCCCATTCTACGAGCCATTAGACCTATTGTGTTTTCATCATAATCGTTTCTAACTTCTTGGTCTGTAGATGTAGCGGCAATAGAATCCCAAACAATACAAACCATACGATCTGGTTCGTTTGCTTTGATTAGCTTTATCATATTCTCTATAGCTTCAAATACTTTTTCTACCGTATCTAATTGTATCAAACAGAAATTTGTTTCTATAGGGTCTAACCCAATGAGCTGCAGAAATTCTATATTAGCAGCGTTTTCTGTGTCAATCAATACTGGTATACCGCCCTTGTCTAAACAATCTTTTAGAATAACATACGAAAGCATTGACTTACCCGTTTGTGATTCTCCACTTATTTCTACGAGCTTGCCAACTGGTATACCACCTTCCTTCTCTGCATCATTAGTTATAATAGTATCTAACTGCGCAGAGCCTGTGGTCAACCAACGCTTTACTTCTGTTGGTGTATCATCTTTGCCGAATACATAAGCAGAACCGGCCATTTTAGTATTTAATTCTTTGACAATAAGATCGCCCAATATTGAGTCGTCTTCTGTCTTTTTCTTTGCTGTTTTCTTTTTAGGTGGCAATATAAACTCCGAATGAAAAAGGGGGCCGAAGCCCCCGTCAATTTATTTGCCGAGTATACCGGCAAACTTGTTTTGTATTTGCTCATTCGCCTCATCACCCTTAGAGCGTGATGAGTTTACATCAAAAGGGAGGTCGTCCTCGTCCTCCTTAACCGAGGCGAAACTCTTGGTAGTGCCAGTGCTATCGTTGTTTTCTTCTTCTTCGCCTGCAGGATTTAGGTGTGCGGCAAGCGCTTCCTTTATCTCTGTTACAGGAGTAAGAGGAAACATAGTGTCGATGTTTTCTACACTATCAAGAAGGTCAATAACAACAGACTTATTCTTAGTCAAGTTTTCAATAGCAGTTGATGGTGTAACATCAAGAGATACATCAACAGGATATACCCAACCGTTGAAACCCTTCTCTACGGTGACAATTAAGTCCATACCATTTTTGATATCAGTGATATCGATATCGCGCTTTAGGGCAATCTTAGCAGCGTTGAGAATCTTGTTGTAAGTGCTACGTGGTGAGCTTGACGCTGATACACCCCACCAACGAATAATATTATTAGACTTCGACCACTCTTGCTCCTTATCGGGTGACTCTTTAACAATGATAGGAATAAAAACACGAGTTGAAATGCCCATTGATTTAGCTAGCTCCTTATAAGACTCATCCTCAGTCTTATTATATTCTGCCCATGTAGTCTTAACAAAAGCACAAACAGGACAATTTTCATCTCCATGGCGTTGAGGGCAAACGAAGGTCCGTCCATTAATATTGTAATGAAAATTAAACTCTCTAAATGGCATATCTTCATCATACTTATAAGGCATGATACGAATAGTTGATTGACCTTCAGGCAACTTGATAATATTTTCACTGCCTGTGCTGGTGCTATTGCGTTTGTCTGGATCAAACCTATCAATAGCACTTTGTATACGGTCAAGATTGATTGGCATATTACTACTCTCCTATATGTGAAGTGAAAAAAACCTTTAGTGTGAGATATTATAATAAAAAGTATGTGTATTGTAAACCACAAAATAAAAAAGGGCGAAATTAATCGCCCTTTTTTTACTCATCGGTTTCAGCTACTTTTGGTGGTTTTGGTTTGTCAGCTAAAATAATTTCAAAAATCTTCTTCAATGCATTTTGACTGATGCTGTCATTGACATTGATAACAATAATACCGTTATCTTTGTCATGCATACAACCTTCTAAAAACGTATTCATCATATTATCACCTCAATATTTTTCATGAAACATTTCATCTAAATCATCAAGCTCATCTTCCGACATATTTTTAAAATCTAAGTTACGTAGATTGCTTGTCTTTTTTTTATTTGATGCCTTGTTATTTAAGAGCTTTCTTTTACGCTCTAATTTGTTTTCTACGTCTTGCTCTCTACGCCTGTTTGTTCTTGCCACTTAAAATCCTCCAAACCTTTTTTAGTAAAGTGTCTTTAACAATATCTTCTTTTAGTATAAAGCAAATAATAGATGCTAGTTTTTCATTGTTTGTTTTATTGCTGTCTTCTACACTACCAATAAATTTTTCTACAGAAAGGTAGAAATCGCGATTGTGTACATAAGACTCTAAAGTCTTTCTGTAGTTAATTGGTTGCAAATATGTTTCAGCGTCTTGTATTAGATATCTAACATCAGAAAACTTACCATTAATAAAAGTGGTGGTTAGTGTATGTATATCAGATATATGCTTGTCAGTAACAACAATTTCTTTGTCGGATAACAATTCAAGCACTCTATCAAAGAAGTTATAACCTTCATACTTATTATTTATGTGATGTTTTCTTGATGGAGCTTTAATCAAAGGCAAATCAATGGCGTTAGCAATGTTATTGAAAAACTGATAACGCAGGCCGTATACCCAACCGGCTTCATCTGTGTATCCGTCTTGAATATATTCACGGATTTTCCATTGAGCCTTATTTAGCTTGGGAAAATCCCCGACAACCTTAAAAATAAGATTTGGATATTCGACAACAATACCTTCATGAAAAGGTTTTGCTTCAGTTGGCCATGTGTCAGCTAATTCACTAGTGTTAATTATATTAAATATTTGCTCATTAGTAGGATAATGAAAATATCGACTCGTAGAATATGGCAACGAATACATAACAGGTTTATTAGACTTTACAATAAAGTCGTTGGTTTCGCTAAACACATCAATACATGCGTCATCTATATCAACTTTATCATCTGACAACTTATATACATCAATAGTAGATGTAAAAACTTTGTCATCTAGATCAGTAAACCGATCATCATGTATAAAAATATAGTTAGCGCCATCATACGTTATAACATTGGGGGTTGCTTCATATAAAATTTCAGCGTTAGCGTAGTCGCCTGGTTTTAATACGGCTGTTATAGTATCTGATGAGTTAAGTATAGCTGATGCAGCAGTGCGAATAGCGTTATACTGAGGAGTGAGAGGATAAACAGAAATATCATAAACTTTTGTATTCTGTCCTTTGACATTACGAGAAACATAAACTTTGTTGTCATCGTCTACACCAAAACCAATGTTTGCGGAGCCATCGACCTTGATTGAAACCTTGGCCTTGGTGTTCTTCTGTAAATGAGCCTTCAAATAAGTTATTTCATCATTGGTCAAGTCAGAATAATGTTTGATACCCACTTTAAAAAACCTTTCTTAGTAATTCTACTAAATACTCCGCTCTATGGACGGATTTGTGATGTTGGATAAGTTTTTGATACCCGTTATGGGCGATTTGTTTGGCTTCTTCATCATTATTGAGATAATAATCTATTTTTTCTAACAATTCACCTATATTATAATAAAATATTACGTCTTTGCCATCTAAAAATTCAGAGCAATAGGTAAAATCTTGAAGCGATTGTTGAAAAACTAGGCAACCATTTGCCAATCCCTCAAAAAATCTGCTCGTCCACTTACCAGCACCCCAAGCGTCAACACATATCTTGGTATTAAGAAGCGTTTTATAATATGCTTCGTTGTGAAACTGCCCTATAAAGCTATAGGTAGGGTTTTTTGCACTATCTTGAACATGTCCACCAATATAATAATCAGTATCACCATATTTTTCTTGAATAGCGTTTTTTATTTCAAATCTATGCTTACGATTTTCATCAGCTTTCATAAGGCAACATAAACCGTTGCTCTTACCAGCCCACAATTTATCAAAATCTTTATTGTAATCATTAGACTGTAAGAAGTAACGGTTTTCTGCCGCGAAAGGAAAAGGCTTAACATTTTTATATTGTTGGGTATATTCTAAATGACACTCTCTCTTAAGATACATATAAAAATTTTGAGGAGAATAAATTAAATGACCTTCATCAGCTCCGTCTAAAAATATTATTTTTTTGCCAAGGGAACTATACTTTTGTACTAAATCATACCTAACAAATCTATTTGATGTAGCTATTATAAAATCAGATTGATTAGCGTATAAATCAATATCTGATGATGGCACAACATGGTCTGTGTAAAAGGAAGCGTAATTACTATCTTCAACACATTTAAAATCTAACCAAAAATATTTTTTACTTAGTTCATGTAATCCTTCTATTAGGTTGGCAGTAAGATAGTCATACTCTTTTGTTTGTATGACCAATATCTTTATTTTTGCCTTTGGTCGGAGATTCACTTTCTATTCTTTCTCCGCGAAGACTTTTGCATAGCACGTTGTCTCTTTCTCTTTATAAAATCGCGGTGCTTCATCTTCTTATACCACTTTAATTCTTCTTTTTCTGTGTCAGTTAAACCTTCGGATTTTTCTTGCATGGCTTCCGACAAACCTGCTTGTATATTCATTATGTGGGCCTCACAATACTAGATTCCATCATTCGCTTAAATTCTTCATAGATGGGAGGTGGTAGTTGAATAGTCATACAATTGGGACATACAAGTGCTTGAAAAGAATCGCCCATATTTAAAGATAATACTCTTTCGCCTGACTTTGACTTGTAATCACAAGCCTTGCAGGTCCAAACGTTTTCTGCTACTTCTTCTGACATATAAAACTCCTTTGTTTGTCTACTATTATAATAAAACTTTGAGATTTATATAACTACATAATTGATTTTATTGTTTTTCTTATACCATCTTCAAGAGAAGTATTTGCGTCCCAACCATTGCTAATACCTCTTGTTACGCTACGGTCAAGCTCCACTCGTTTAGCTTCATCTGGTCTTTCAGGTCGCCAATCAATATCATCTCTAGCAGTAACAGCGCCGAGCTTGAGTTGATTGCATATATCCCAAACTACATAATATAAATCTTTTATTGTTATGGGTCTACCAGATCCGACATTCAGAGTTATTATTCTTTTACTATCCATTTGCTCGGACATAGTATAATGTAAATCTACTAAGTCGTCTATATAAACAAACTCTCTAACTTTACTACCATCACCATATATAATAGGTTGCTCACTGTTTATAATTTTTTTAGCTAACCCACCAATAACTGGTGGCACCTCTCTAGTCAAATCCATTGACGGACCATATATATTGGAATAACGAAAACCAGTATAACCTATACCAAATCTCTTACAGAATGTTTGTAGTAGTGAAGCGGCACAAGTTTTGGTAATGGCATATACGCTATTAGGTGAATAGCTATTAGGTGCTGCGTTTTCTCGTAGTGGAAATATGCGCTCGTCTGAAATGCCATCATACACGGCAGAAGTATCGGCAAAGTATATGTGCTTTGCGTTTGTTTTATAAGCCACATCTAATATATTTAGGCTACCTACAATGTTATTATTTACAGCATCAACTGGGTCAGACAAACATTTAGGTATATCACCAACAGCGGCAAGATGATAAACACAATCAAGCTCAATGCGCGCATAACGCTTAGCTAAATTCACATCCCTTATATCGGCAGCAATAAAAATAAAATTACCATTAGGCAACATATCTTCTATATTTTCTTTATACCCCTTGGAAAAATTATCTATACCATATACTATCCAACCTTCATCCAAAAACCTTCTTGCTGTGTGACTTCCTACGAAACCGGCAACACCGGTTATCAAAACCTTTTTCATTTCAAAATCCTACTTTCAATGATTTGTATATTTCTAATTGTTGAGAGCTTGCCAGTTTTGGGGTAGCATTTTCTTTCCAATTTTTTACACAATTTTTAGATAGCTGCTCATAATCAAATTCTTTATTAACAAATTTCTTGATTATATTATAATACATTTCTACGTCTTCGTATAACGCAACAAATCCACAATCACGAATTATTTCTATGTGGCCGTTATATGGAAAACCATAATGACTTACCACTGGTTTACCAT